GAGCCATGCGATGAGCTTCCGTTTGCCAAGTTTGAGGTGGACCCAGAGCCACACACATTCTATGGCCGCTCACTGGCCGAGATTGTTATGGATGACCAAGACGCAGCCACATCGGTCCTGCGCTCAATCCTTGACAATGTGGCCATGACAAACAACCCACGCCTCGGCATTGTTGAGGGTGCAGTCAACATTGACGACGTACTCAACAACGAAATCGGCGCAATCGTGCGTATGCGCGCTCCGGGGTCTGTGCAGGAGCTATCTGTCCCATTCACCGCAGGTCAGACACTTGGCGCGCTGACATACCTAGATGGCCTCGTAGAGAGCAAGACAGGCGTTTCCAGAGCCTCAATGGGCCTAGACCCTGATGCAATGCAGTCAACCACAAAGGCCGCTGTGCAGGCCACTGTGCAGGCCGCAGCGGGTCAGGTTGAAGTTATGGTTCGCAACCTTGCCGATGGTATGCGTGACTTGTTCGGAATCATGCTGCGCTTGATGAGCAAGAATGTTGACGAAGAGCAGATGATGCGGATGAATGGCATGTTTGTGCCAGTAGATCCGCGAATTTGGGACCAGTCGATGGACGTGAGCATTAACGTCGGCCTCGGCACTGGCCGTGAGGAAGAGAAGGCGATGGCGTTGAACCAAGCGCTGCAAATGCAAATGACTGTGTATCAGAACTATGGCCCCAGCAATGGCCTAGTTAGCCTTACAAATATCCGCAACACTCTTGCAGACCAGCTGGCGGTTACGGGTATAAGAAATGCTGACCGTTATTTTGCGCCAATCACACCAGAGATTGAAATGCAAATGTTGCAGATGCAGCAACAAGCGCAAGCACAGCAAGGTCAGGCGGCTGATCCAAACGCTGCGTTCTTGCAGGCAGAGCAAATGAAAGCGCAAACGAAGGCCCAAACTGACATGGCCAAGTTGCAGCTGGAAATGCAGAAGGCAGCGGCCAATGACGATCTCAAGCGGGATCAGATGGCGCAAGACTTGATGGTGGACGCGGCAAAGATTTATGGCGAATACGGCACGGCCGTTGATGTAGCCCGTGTGAAAGCCGAGCAAGAGAAGCTGCGCATGATCGGCGGCATGGCTCAAGGGACACCACAACAATGACAAAAGAGATACGCATAGAGGCCGATGAGGCACGTCGTTTGAAGAGCGATACTGCATTTCAGCAGTTTATGCAGAGTGTGCGCGAGAACCAAATGCAGGTTTTCGCGAGCAGTGGGGCGGCTGACGTGGCTGCCCGTGAGGAGGCGCACGCGATGATCCGTGCGCTTAACCAGATCGAAGTGACACTCGACGCTGCACTTGCAGCAGAGGCGCTTTTGGATCGCAAGCAAAGGAAGTAGCACCGATGGAATCGACTACCCTAGATGACGCAGTAGAAAGCCTACTCGCACCCTCAGAGGAAACTTCTGAGGACAATAATTTTGACGAAGCTGTGGACGCAATGATTGAGCCTGATGACGATCAGACTGAAGAAGTTGAGGTTGCAGACGACGAGCAAGATGACGTTGAGGCATCCAGCGAAGATCAAGATGATCTTGATGGTGTCGAAATTGACGACGAAGACCTAGTAGAAGCTACTGAAGACACCGCGCTCTACACCGTCAAGGTTGACGGCAAGGAAGAGCAACGGACACTGGATCAGTTGAAGCAAGGATACGCGGGACAATCGGCAATTGGACGTGGGCTTCAAGAGAATGCTCAAGTGCGAAAGCAACTTGAGCAAGAAAAAGCCCTATTTCAACAGCAGCAGCAGCAATTCTTGCAGTTGCACCAGCAAGCACAAAACGGTGGTTTGCAAGCTCCAACCCCGCCAACACGCGAGTTATTCGAAAGTGACCCAATCGGGTATATGGAGGAAAAGCTCAAGTATGACGAGGCGAAAGCACAATACGACCAAAATGTGTTCCAAGCACAACAAATGCAGCAGCAGCAAATTCAGCAGCAAGCGCAGGCGCATCAGTCGTATCTGCAAGAGCAGGCTGAAGTTTTGAAGCAATATATCCCTGAGATCGCTGACCCTGAAAAGGGTGAGAAGCTGAAGGGTGACCTGATGAATGTTGGCATGGAATACGGCTTTACGGCAGAAGAAATGTCTGCCGTGTCAGATGCTAGATATGTGCGGGCGTTAAATGATGCGCGCAAATATCGTGATCTGGTGGCAAAGCGTAAATCGGCACAGTCTAAGGGTGAGAAAGCCCGTCCTGTGGTGAAAGCTGGTGCAAAGAAGCGTGTTGATAGCAACGCTGCAACTCGTAAAAAAGCGCAACAGCGCTTGCAGAAAACTGGCTCTATGGAAGACGCATTGAGCCTGATCTTAAATCAGTAAGTCTTTGAAAGGACACACCAATGGCACAGCCAACCAACACATTTGATACCTATGATTCCGTGGGTATCCGTCAAGACCTCAGCAATGTTATCCACAACATTTCGCCAGAGGAAACGCCATTTTACAGCAAAGCTGCTAAAAAGGCCGCAAAGAATACTCTCGTAGAGTGGCAGACAGACAGCCTTCGCGCTTCTACTACCAACGCTCACATTGAGGGTGACGCAACTACTGCCGAAGCTCGCGCAGCGACCACAAGGCTTGGAAATTACACGCAAATTTTTAAAAATGCGGTTGTGGTATCCGACTCGGACGATAATGTTGACAACGCAGGTCGCGCAAAAGAGATTGCATATCAAACCTTGAAGATTGCCAAAGAGCAAAAATTGGACATCGAAAAGGCTTTGTTTGCAAACAACGCTCGCGCAGCTGGTAACTCCACAACAGCCCGTGAACTTGCTGGCGCACCAGCTTGGTTGACAACAAACACTGTTGCCGGTTCCGGCGGTGCAGACCCAACCGGCGACGGTACAGACGCCCGTACAGACGGCACACAAGCTGCCTTCTCACAAGCCAACTTTGACACTGTTATGCAGTCAATCTGGGTTGCTGGTGGTAAGCCAGACACAGTGTACCTCTCTGCATTTCAAATGAATGTAGCTCTGGGATTCACCGGTAACAATAACCAGCGTTCCAGCGTACAAGCTGGCGATGAGCGCGTTGTTAAATCCTTGGCAGTATATGTAACCCCTTGGGGAAGCGTAGAATTTATGCCAAGCCGTGAGAACCGCTCGCGTGACGTTTTCATCATGCAAGACAACATGTGGGAAGTTGCTTCCTTGCGTGGCACGAAGAACGTGGCATTGGCGAAAACTGGCGACAACACTACTCGCCAAGTTGTGACAGAACTTACACTCTGCGCCAAAAATGAAGCTGCAAACGGCATCATTGCCGACTGTACAACTTCATGATCTAACAGATGGGGGCGGGAGACTGCCCCCATTTTACTTTAAGTGGAGACCAATATGACAAAGGCTACAGTGACCGTTGCAAATGTATTTACATCTGCCGGAAAGTTTCTCAAAGGCGACGTGGTTGACCTTCCCGCTGACGAGATAAAAGCAATCAACGAAATCCGCGCTGGTGCGCTTGAGGCTGAAAAGCCAGCGGCTAAGGCCAAAGCCCCCGCAAAGAGAAAGCGTGCGCGCAACGAGAATGGAACTCTACGGGCAGATAATCCGTCAACCATCCATATCAACGAGGCTTGGGTCAATGATTAATACATCGACTAAAATCTCGGAAAATATCTCGTTTGACGGCGATGATAACATGGTTATCAAGCGCACCTTTGATGCGTCTCACATGCTCAAGGATGCGGCACAGGCCCGTGAAGTGACAAAGAACAGCTTTGGCTCTGACTACAAGCACGTTGGCAATGTTGACATGGCCTTGTTGGCAGTATGGCTGAAAGAGGCTGGAGTTGCTTGGACGGATACACAGGCCGTCAAAGATGTGTTAAAACGTAAGTTAGCAAGCAACGAGTTTAGCGCCCTTCGGGTCTGGGAAGGCAGTTACTAAAATGGAAATGGACGCGATCTTGAATATACTTTTTGGAGTTGTAATCGCTGGCATTGGCTGGTGGTTAAAAACACAGCGCGAAGAGCTAGATCGCCTCCGCATATTGCTTAACCGCACACGCGAGGAAATGGCCAAGGAATATGTCACGAAGTCAGACAGCTCTGAGGTTCTATCTCAAATTATGAATAAGTTTGATCGGCTTGAAGAGAAAATTGACAGGCTGATGGATAGATAAAATGCTTTGCGCTTTGGTCTTTGTAAGCTTCGGTCACGCATGGGTGCAGGGCGCAGGCAATGTTTTGGTGAAGTCGTGCTATTATGACTGCGGCCAGAAGAAGATAGCGAATGGCCAGTGGTATGATCGCAAGTACAGCGTGCCGCCGCATTACGTTTGCCCAGTGAGGTTTGCAGAAGCATGATTGATCCAATTTCCGCCATAGCCATTGCCGCCAGCGCCGTGAACAATGCCAAGTCGTTGATCGCCGCGGGGAAAGACGCCTCATCTGCTCTTAGCCGGTTCGCCGGGGCAGTATCGGATGTGAATTACGCAGCTGAAAAGTCGCGTAATCCAGGATTGTTTGCGTCTCTCACTGGCTCCGCAGAACAGGCTGCAATCGACGCATTTTCTGCGCAGAAGCGCTTGAAATCTATGAAAAAAGAGATCGAGACAATTATTATGTATCAGTACGGCCCTCAAGGTCTGGAAGAATATAAGGACACGCTCCGAAAGATCAGAGCGCAGCGCAAGAAAACTGCGTATCGTAAGGCCGAAATCAAAGAGGCTATAATTATGTGGGTTGTTGGCGGCATCATCGTGCTGGCGGGTGTCGCCGGGCTGATTGCCACCCTGTGGCTAATCGGTAAGCAGCAAGGCCGATGGTAGATGAAGGACGAAGAGATCATACGCTTGTTCGATCAAAACCTTGAACTAATCATTGAGGGCTTGGCTGCGCGATCCGGTCGAGAGTTTAGTGAAGTTCTTTTACTTTTGCAGGAAGGTAGGAAGCTACATGGCACACACAATATTAGATGATTGGAAGGTTCTGCCGCGCTTGATGATGCTGGCAGTCACTGTGCTGACGTATCAGGCGGTGCATTGGTTCATGGGGCTAGATGATCCCAGCGTTGCTCAATCAGGGCTTGTATCGGTCTGTATGGGCGCTCTCACAGGCTGCTTTGGCATCTGGATGGGTAAGGAGTCAAAGACCACCGTAACGCCCACCAAGATAGTGCATGAAGAGAGGTATGACAAATGATCGGTCAGATAATCGGATCACTCGGCGGCCTTGCGGCAAGCTACATTGACGGCAAGACTGCCGTGAAGAAAGCTGAGGCTGAGACCAAGATGAAAATCGCCACTGGCGAGATCAGCTGGGAGCAAGCCGCGATTGAGGCCAGCAATAATTCGTGGAAAGATGAGGCGTGGACAGTTGCCTTTATCGCCATTGTGCTAGGCAGCTTCATACCGGGCATACAGCCTTACATGGCGCAAGGTTTCGCCAATCTGGATGCTGCACCGCAGTGGTTCCAGTGGGCAATGTATGCGAGCATTGCGGCGAGCTTTGGCATACGCACAGTAAAGGGGTTGAAAAGGTAATGGCTACACCAGCGAAGGGTAAAGCCCGAGTTAAAGTTACATCCAGCGGACGCAAAGTCAGTTACGGTCAAGCTGGCAAGGCAAAGGGCGGTGGCCCCCGGGTCAAGCCCGGAACGTCAAAGGGTGACGCATACTGCGCACGCTCTGCTGCGCAGAAAAAGAAGTTCCCAAAGGCTGCGGCTGATCCAAACAGCCCTTTAAATCTTTCACGCAAGCGCTGGAAATGCTCCGGAACTAAATCGAAGAGGACTTAATGAAATGGCAAAGCTCACACCTGCACAAAAGGCTAAGGCCAAAGCAATGTCTGCTAAAAGGGGCGTTAAATATCCAAACGCTTGGAGCAACCTTGCCGTGGCCAAGGGCCAAAAGCCCAAGAAAAAGACAGCAAAGAAAAAGGTTAAGAAATGAGCAAGGCAATGGCTAGCCTCCAAACTAAAATCGGGTCAACTCCCGATGGTGAGTTTGGGCCGAATACGGCGCGAGCAATCGCAAAGTATTTTAACTTATCCCCAGCGCGCGGCGCGCATTTGATGGGGCAGGCGTCACACGAAAGCGGTGGCTTCAAGCGCACCCGTGAAAGCCTGTACTATAGCTCACCAGAGCGCATACAAGCTGTGTGGCCTTCGCGCTTCCCAACCGTTGAAGATGCAGAGCCATACGCCAAGAACCCAACCGGGCTTGCTGGCAAGGTCTATGCTGGCCGCATGGGTAACGAGAATGAGGCGCAAGCGAGCCTATACATTGGCCGTGGATTTCTCCAGCTCACAGGGCGCAACAACTACCGCTCATTTGCGTCTGACATGGGCGTTCCGAAGGTTATGACAGACCCAGACTTAGTTGCAGACGACTACGCATTTGAAACTGCGCTGTGGTTTTTCGAGAAGAATGGCTTGTTTAAGATTGCCGATGAGGGCGTGACGGATGACGCCATTAAGCGCATAACGCGCCGCGTGAATGGCGGTTATCACGGGCTGGATGATCGAAGCAACCAGAGCAAGAAAATCCACACTTGGCTTATGGCCTAGTCTAGCTAGGTTAGCTAAGTTGCGCGTCCAAGATCAGAAGGCCAGCGCGGCGGTGGGCAGAGCGGGCGAGCATTTAGCACTCGCCCGTCTTTCGCTTGCTGGTTATCTCTGCACCTTGTGCCAGATCAGGGACCACGACGCGTATATACAAATGTATGAACGCACTCTCACTTTGCAGGTAAAGAGCGCCAGCAAGACGCATGGGGTGGGCAGAAGGTACAAATTCTACACAGCTAAGAAGAGCGGGCCTCGGTCAGACGTTTACGCCTTTGTCGCTGTGGATTTGGATGCTGTAGTCTTTCGCCGTGGCGACGAGATACTCAAGACGACAACGTATGTGTCTGAGGCGGAATTTCTAAGCGAAAGCCAATCGATGCAAAAAACTCTAAGCAGCTTTAAATAGTATCTTGCGGGTCAGCGTGGGTTTGATTACAAAGTCTGAGTGGGTGGCTATCATCAGCAAGACAAATCGACTTACCACGGGAATGGTGGTTGTTTAGCCTAGGATGACGTTGCTACCAAAAAGCGCCAAACTTTTTACACTATCAACGGCCACCCACACGATTACTAGAATATAATACCCACCAGCGTCATCAGGCCAGCGCCCGCGACGAAGCCAAATACAGCTCCGATCAGACCTGCCGCGTTTATCATGCGCTCCATTTCCTTATCTTCCATCACTCTTCATCCTCAAACCTGTTTGACAGCGCCTTGATCGGCTGCTTGCTGAATACCCACCGCCATTGGCGCTTGGTGTAGCCCTGCACTTCAACGAAGTCACGCACCCGGTAGATTTTGTCAGCCTCCCACATCTTCTTGAGATAGCTTGACGTGCGCGGCACGCTATCGCCCAGAAGCTCTGCGGCCTCTGCGGCAGTCACGCGCTGGTCGTAAGGTATTAGCGAGAACAGGCGGTTGCCTTGGTCAATGCTGTGCTGTTTGCTCGCCTCAGCCGCTCTCAGCATGGATGGAGCCATTGTTGTGGGTCTGCGCGGGCCGGACGGTAGGGCTTCGCGTTTGCGCTGTTTATACATGAGCGTCTCAAACTCCCACAGGCAGTGGCCGTATGTAATCTCGAAGCGCTCATGCTTATCCGTGACGCCTTCTAGCTTGGCGAGCAATCGCTCTGCGGCGTCTTTTGCATCTCGCGCTTTAGCACGTCGATTAGCGCTTGCTGCTCTTCCAGACGCTGCTTCAAGTTTGGCCTCATTGCCGTCTTCTGCTCCGCCAGCATTATGCTCGTTATTCTCTCGAGCCTTTTTATAATAATCTGAGTTTGGTCCGTACTCACGTTTTTTCCTTTCGAGTTTTATGTTCGCAGCCGAACAAATGCGATGTATTGTTGACGGTGACACCCGCAGCAATTCTGCTGTCTCAATTTGAGACATACCTTGCTGGGCGCAGGACAGGACGTGTCGGGTGAGAGCTTCTGGGTCGTATTTCATTCGTCTTCCTCCAATGGTTCGATCTTGCCTATGCCAACACAGTTATCACAATCCTCAATGACAGACTCAAAGTCGCCGTGCCAAGTTGAACTCTGGCGCACCCACACGTCACGCTCAACGGTTCCCTTGCCGTCGCATTCGGGGCAATCAATTAGATTTATCATAGCATTGCACCCTTGATGAATAGTGGCATGGCAAACAGTGCCAAAAGGAATATGATTTCGGCGGCGATTTCTAACTTATGTTTCATTATTATTGCTCCATCAAGTTAACTATTTCAGAACCTTCGGCCACCCAAGCCTCAAGTGACAGGTGATTAAGCTGATGCACGTTGACGCTTTGCTGCGTCCACTCCGCCCACTCGGGGCGATCTTCGCCGTCCAGATCTGGGTGCGTGTCGTAGGTGAAGACGAAATAGTTGCCCACGTCGGTAGAAACCTTTTCGAGGCTCAGGTGTTTGCAGCGGATTTTTTTCAAGATTTGCTTGATGGTGACGCGGCGAGGCTTTGTGCGCACCGTGACGCTGAAGATGTCAGCGGCGAAATTGTAAATTGTATTGTCCATGTTTGTTCTCCCAGTTGAGCGGGGAGCCGCAGCTCCCCGTGTTGATTATTTGAAATATCCAAATTGGATCAGGCGATCTATCAGCGCATGGCCCTTATAAGCTCCGCTAAAGCACTTTTCGCAAAGCATAGCCTCGGGTGCGCTTTTAGCCATTGATACTGTCGATGGGCTTGTTCGCATATTCCGATTACAATCAGCATGGCCGCACATGGCGTTGCCCAAGTGATACTTGCCTGTGCTGCTGCGTTTGATTTGCAATTCCAAATTCATGTCCGTGTTCCCTTAGTTTGTGTTTATACAATTAGACTAATCCGTAATTCATCCTATGTAAATACCTAATTTGCACTTGCACTAACTTTTTTTAGGATGTAACGTCCTATCAAATTAACCTTGGAGGGTGACATGAAGAAAGAGAGTCGAGTGGTTTTAACCGAGGCGCAGCATGAGGCGCTGACGTTGGCCGCAGAGCGCACTGGCATGGCGCTGGCCACGTTTATTAGATCGGCAGCACTGACCGCAGCGGCTAACGCAGGCATACACGCCGAGCAGCCGCGAGCTGACTAATGGTCAATGGGCGCAATAAGGGCGCATCGTTTGAGCGTGAAGTTGCCATAATGCTACGCGATGAGCTTGGCATATCTTTTAAGCGTGACCTAGAGCAATACCGATTTGGCGCTCACGCAGACCTCATACCAGATGATCCGGCGTTCCCGTTTACGCTTGAGCTGAAACGCTACAAGGACGGCCCAATCGGCGGTGCGCCTGCATGGTGGGAACAAGTCAAAATAGCCGCCGAGCGTGAGCAAAAGATGCCGTGCCTGATCTATAAATACGACCGGAAGCCATTGCGATGTGTGATCCCGCTGGCTGCGTTGACTGATTGCGATCACGATTACACGGTGGAAGTGGACTTTGAGACCTTCTGCTACATTGCAAGGGAGGCAATGCAATGATGATACCTGCCGACAAACTATCCAACACAGGATACCACGCCAAGAAAGACCACATATCGTCATCTGACGTAAAGATGGTCCACAGCAAGTCGCTGGCACATTGGAAGGCGAAGACATACAGCTCAAGCCCAGTCTTCGATATGGGAACCGCCGTACACGCAATGGTGCTAGAAGAGGCAAAGGGCATCGTGCGCGGCCCAGAGACACGCAGAGGCAAGGCTTGGACGGAAGCCTATGAGGAAGCGCAGGCAAACGATCAAACCCTGCTGACCGCCGGCGATTACGATCTTGCGCGGAATATTGCCGATAGCGTGCTATTCCACCCAGTGGGGCAGCGCATGGCTGGGCCAACAACGGTCAACGAAGCCAGCTTCTTTTCTACTGACCCTGAGACCGGGCTGAAAATCAAATGCCGCCCAGATAGTTACTGGGATGCGAAAGGTGTCCTGTACGATCTCAAGACATGTCAGGATGCTTCACCACGCGGCGTAGCAAAGGACATGATCGCGTACAATTACGCAATTCAGCAAGCCTTTTACATGCACTGCCTAGAGCAGGCTGGCCATGAGGCGTCACAGTTTGTGTTTGTTCACGTCGAAAAAACCGGCGCACACTCGGTCTCGACAAACATCATACATGAGGAATATCTTGACTGGGCCAAAGGCGAAATGCACATGACCCTGCGCAAGATTGCAAAAGCCAACGAGGCCCAGAAGTGGGACACTGGTTGGTCAGATCAAACTAATGTGATTGATCTGCCACGATGGCTGCGTTTAGATGCAGTCGAACTTTAATTAGCTTGGAGAAAAACAGATGGCTAAAACAGACTTTAAACCAGTAATGATCCGCAACGTGGAATTTAAGTATCCCCGGCTGAATGCGTGCTACCGCTACAACACTTCAGAGAAGAAAAGCGAGGAGTGCGCGCCAACAGCGTCAAACGCAGCTTACTCAATCGCTTGGGAAATGACCGCTGAGGAAGCAAAGACGCTGCACGCAGAGCTAAAGGCACACTACGAAACGTGCCAAACCAAAGCTCCATTCAGCAAAGTCTTCGGCATGAAAAAGCTGGACAGCGGCAACTATGAGTTCCGCGCCAAGCGCAATGGCACAAACAGCCAAGGTGCGCTAAACGAAAAGCCGCGCGTCATCGACGGCATGAAGCAACCGCTGGCAGACACGGCGTTCTGGGGTGGCTCAAAGGGGAGCATCAAGGTCACTGCGTACCCCGTGACAGACCCAGATGGCAACGGTGGCGTCAGCTTGCTTATAGATACCGTGCAATGCACGCACGCAGTCTACGGTGGCGGCGGCCTAGATGACTTCGATGAGGTGCCGACAACAATGTCTGGCGGCGTTGATGAAGCTCTGGATGACTTTGGACCAGCCGCCGCGCCAGCACCGCAGGCAGCTCCAGCGCCAGCTGAGCTAGAGGACGAAATACCCTTTTAGGCAAAAGAAAACCCCCGGCAGTTGGGACGCTGCCGGGGGACACCATGAAAGCGAACCCACGATTGGATGGAGAAAGGTCCGAACATGCACAGACTAACAAAGACAAGCGAAGTTGGCAAGAAACACATGCTGATTGCAGCTGGTGCGCGCGACACTCGCATTAATGACGCCGGGTCACAATATGACGGCATCACAATCGGTGAAATAGCCAAATTAGTAAGCGAACCTCAGGCGACCGAAAAGGCTGACGCAAAGTTTTTTATTCCGTCAACTTACCGCGAGCATGATGGCCGAAGCCACGCTGCCCAGCGTGAGCGCGGCGAGTATTGGATGCTGGCCATTGACGTTGACGAGGGTGATCCATCGCTGACCGAAGTGAAGACAGCCGTTGAGCGTGTCACAGGCAACGCATCCGCACTTATCTATTCATCATCCGGGGCCAGCGAAGACAATCGCAAGTGGCGCGCACTCATACCGTTGTCAGAGCCGATCAGCGGTGAAGACTACGTTGACGCACAGCTCGCACTCTTTGATCTAATGCAGCAGGAAAACATCACATGCGACGCTGCGTTGTCACGCACTGGCCAACCCATCTTCTTGCCCAACGTGCCGCCAGCGCGCAGAGATAACTTGGGTCAACCACAGTTCTATCATGGCCTGCGCAACAGAGGTGAGGGATTGCTCATCCCAGCCGAAAGCAAAATCTGGGCAAACTTAGAGTTTCGCCGGAAGAATGAAGCTATCGCAGCAGAACGAGCCGCCGCCGAGCGCCAGCTGCGCGCACAGCAACGCGAAGAAAAGCGAAAAGATTTCGATGACGTTGACCCAGTTGCCGAGTTCAACCGTAACCATACAATAGCTGACATGATGCTGCGCCACGGCTACGAGAAACTAGGCCGATCAGACAGCTACAGATCACCCATGCAGACATCCGGCTCACACGCCACCAAAGATTTCGGCACGCATTGGGTCAGCCTGTCAGGCTCAGACCGAGCGGCAGGCATCGGCCAAACCAGCGCTGAGTTTTGCTGGGGTGATGCTTTCGATCTCTACTGCTACTTCGAACATGACAACGACATGCGAGCCGCCGTGCGAACTTACGCCGCCGAGCTGCGACCCAGCAAGTTTGATGAGGTCAATCAGCAGTTGCCGGAGCCAGACGATGGGCTGGATGACTTTGACACTATACCAGACCCCGAGATTGAGCCGGAGAGCCAACCTGAGCCTGCACCCAAGCTAGAATGGCCAACACCCGTCGGAACTATCGACGAAGCAAGTTTACCGCGCAGGCGGTGGATCTACGGGCATCACCACATTCGAGGCTTTGTTAGCGTCACGGCGTCTGCCGGGGGCATCGGCAAGACTTCGCTCACAATGGTGGAGGCGTTAGCGGTGGTGACCGGGCGGCCATTGCTGGGTGACAAGGTGCATGAGCCGTGCAATTGCTGGATCATAAATTTGGAAGATGACATGACAGAAATGCAGATCAGGCTGGCCGCAGCCATGAAGCAACACAACGTCACACACCCAGAAATCGCTGGCAAACTATTCATGGATGCGGAAGACACAATCGGCATCACGCTGGCTGCGGAAACAAGAGACGGCATTGAAACCAATGACGCCTTCCTGAGCCACATGCGAGACAAGATAAAGGCAAACAACATCGGCCTCGTCATCATCGACCCATTTATCTCGACGCACGAAGTTAACGAAAATTCCAATATGAGTGTGCAGAAGGTTGTCGCCATGCTGCGCCAGCTGGCTAGAGAGGCTGGCTGTGCCGTGCATGTGGTCCACCATGTGCGCAAAGGCAACGGTGAGGACGCCGACATTGACTCAGTGCGCGGCGCAGGTTCACTGATTGGCGCAGCTAGAGCAGCCAGAGTTATAAACAAAGTGAAGTTTGAGGACGCAGTGGCGCTCGGTGTGCCGGAAGCCAACGCGACGGGCGTTTTCCGAGTAGATGATGGCAAAGCTAATCTCAGCGCACCATTGCCAGCCGACAAAGCAATCTACCGCCGCATGGTCAGCACGCAGCTGGACAACGGCGAATATGTTGGCGTGGCCGTTGAGTTTAAGCTGCCAGATCAGTGGGCAGGCATGACAACCCGTGTGGTCAACAATATGCTAGACCTGATCGACAAAGGCCCAGAGGATGGCGAGAAGTATTCTATCAGGCCGCAGGACAAGCAACGCTGGGTCGGCGCAGTCATCACAAATTACAGGTTCCCAGACCTAGACCACACAAAGTCAGCAGGGCAGGCAAAGACAATCCTGCGCCAGTGGAATGATGAAGGTTTACTGGAGGAAATTGTCTATCATAGCCCAAGCCAGCGCAGGGAGCGCAAAGGCATCGTATCAACGGGCAGAGTTGGGGAGATGAACTGATGACACATGACCGATGGAGACGTGAGTGGAGCGGAAACTATGACGATTGCTTCTACAGATACAATGACGGCGAAGAGGAGCAAAACGCAATGGAGTTCGCCAGCTTTGCAAACGAAAACCCAAATATAAATTTCTACTGGCCAAACTACGAGAACGCGCCGTGGCACTTGCAGTGCATAATAGAGATCAAAGGCGAGGCCACAGAGCTTAATTTCTGGCCACACAAGTCAAAGGGCCAGTTTAAGTATGAGAAAGCCATTGAGCCTCTGGGCAAGTTTACTGAGGAAGTGAACCGCAGGCTGCAAGCCAACGAAGAGGATGATTTTGATGTTATCGAGTAGTGCGTCAGTGGAAAATTTCAGTGACGCATGTGTGACGCGCAGTGACGCATTGCTGAAATTCGGTCAATTTGTGGGTGATTCGGAAATCTCGCAAACCCCTTATTTATATAGTGCGTCAGTGGATTTGCTGAATTTTCCTACGGAAAATTTACCTCCAGTGACGCACTTTGTCAAGACGCAGGTCTTAAAAAGAGTTCGCCAAAGCGAACACTCTCTTTTTTTGAGACGACCAGCAGCTCCACTGTCCCGCCTTCCTTCGCTGGCGCGAAGTCGGGCCAGAGGCGCAGCTTTGCGTCCTAACGTCAGCTGGCAGGGTTGGCAGAGTTTACGGGAGTTGAGCCACAATGGCTAAAAAAGCAAAACCCAAGTCGGATAAAGCTAAAGCAGCGATGGCCAATCGTGGCACGTTTGAAAGCAAGCACACTGACCATGACAAGCCGATCCACTACAAGGTAGCAGCAGCGGTCGAGCCGTTTAGCTTCGCGTCAGCAGCGGCTGCTAAGGTGTGGGGCGATACGTTGGTAAATTGTGTGCCGCCAGCATACGCGCTGCGCTATCGTGAGCTGAGGGGTGAGCTGGACGCAGCGATGGTTGCAGACGATTACACGCTGTGCGCACAGCTGGCCACAAGCCTGATAAAGGCGCTCAAGGTGATGAACGTGAAGGCAAGGCAGGATGGCCATGAGCCGCCGAAGGTTGACGGGCATATAGCCGAGTTTAAGGGGAAGACGTATTGCTTCCTCGCCAGCGGTGATCTAGCGGCTGTCCGGCGCAAGTATCCAACGTGGGCCGTGTATCATATCAGCGAGGTCTGCGCAGTCATGAGCGTGCGCACAGATGAAATGGTGGCGGCTGTGACAAAAGAGTTTGCCGGGGCGAAGGTTGTGGAAGTCCGGGCGTTTGATGATGAGATTAACTTTGAACCAACAGGAGAGTGAGATGACGCAGAAGAATGTACGCACAGCGGTGCTAGAGGAAGCCATTGGGCTGATTAACGGGCCGCGCCAAGCGCACTACGGTACGCCGCAGGAGAACTTTGGAGCAACGTCGCATATGTGGTCAGCATATCTAGGCATCAAGGTGTCTCCCGGCGACGTGTGCAGGCTGATGGCGCTCTTGAAGCTGGCTAGGCTGCGTAATGGGCCGCATCACGATAGCAGCTGCGATGGCGCTGCATACTTGGCGCTGGGCTGTGAGCTGGATGAGGGTATGCTTGACGTGCCAATGCAGCAGCCTTAACGTGAGCATCAGGCAGCGCATCCTCCCGCGCTGTCCAACTGACCCTCGACGGTTTTCATCCAGTTTGTCCGTCGGGGGTCTTTTTACGCAGAAGGGTGGCGGCATGTCTCACCGGATTAGAATGAGCCTCGACATAGCTTGCGAAGACGATGACGCTGCGGAGGCAGAGCTTACATGGCTGGCCGAGTACGTTGAAGAGCGGCTGCATCATGGAGCCGACATGCAACGCATCGTGCAAGCGATGGTAGAGGCTCTCGTTGAGCTTGGCGACGCTGGTGAGCTGATGGCCGGGATGAACGATACCATACACTGAGAAGGGCTGTGAGCGCGTGTGAGATGGTGTTGGAGCGCTCCGCGACACTGGTTGGCAACGACGCGCCGGGTGCGCTCGCTTAATTGAACGCTTGTTCAATTACAAGCCAGAATGTGGCGACAATGTGGCACAATGAGGTGTAATGATACCTCACAAAAGTCAACACACTGTAATCATTGCATATTAAATTTAACATAATGCATATTATGCGTCTAAGCTGGCGAAATCTGGCAAAACACCCCCCCCGGTCAGAAATCTAGCGGGGGTATGTGTGTGTAGTTTCTCGCACACACGCTTGCCCCCCCCGGCCCCCTCTTGCCAACCGATGCCCACTCAGAGTAAAATTTAAAAAAACGGGAGTTACCACAATGGCTGGGAAGGCTTTACGCAAACGCATTTTGGCTGATGTCGCCAAGAACGGCGGCGCTGAGTATATATTTGATCGGCTGTCATCTGGCACCACGGTGACGGCGATGGCTAAGGAGTTTGAGTGCAGCCGGGAGTATTTGCGCAACAGTTTGCATACTGTGCCTGAGTACAAGGCGGCGATGGAGAGCGCGAAACTGACGGCTGCTGATGCGTTGGTTGAGCAGGGCTTGGAGATGGTTGATGCGCTAGATGGCGGCAGCTCAACGCAAGAGATTGCTGCGACGCGCGAGAAGGTGCAGTGGCGCAAGTTTATGGCTGGCTCGTATAATCAGGAGCGCTACGGTAACCGGCCTCAGACCAATGTTACGATTAGTGTGAGTGATATGCACTTGGACGCGCTTAGGAAGGTTAATGCTGACTTGGCGCAGATTGATGCTGAGGACCGCCAGCGTGAGGCGTCGGCCATTGAGGCTGACTATGAGGATGTGACAGATGAGTGAAGCCAACCCGCTAGAAGAGTTTGTGCTGCGTTATCGTGACGACCCGGCTTTATTTGTGCAGGAGGTGTTGGGTGCGACGCCGCATGATTATCAGGCTGAGTTTCTGCGCGCTGTTGCTGACGGTGAGCGCAAGGTTAGCATCCGCAGTGGCCACGGCACGGGTAAGTCCACGTCGGCCAGTTGGATTATGCTTTGGTTTGTTTTGCTGCGTTTTCCGAATAAGGTTGTTGTGACTGCTCCGACCAGTGGTCAGCTGTTTGATGCTTTGTTTGCGGAGTTGAAGCGTTGGATTAACGAGCTGCCGCCGCAGTTGAAGGTGTTGCTGACGGTTAAGTCTGATCGAGTTGAGTTGAACGCAGCGCCGAGTGAGGCGTTTATTTCGGCTCGGACTAGCCGGGCTGAGACGCCGGAGGCGTTGGCTGGGGTTCACTCGGAGAATGTGCTGTTGGTTGTGGATGAAGCCTCGGGTGTGCCTGAGAAGGTGTTTGAGGCTGCTGCTGGTTCGATGTCTGGCCACGCGGCGACGACGATCTTGCTGAGCAACCCGACGCGATCCAGCGGTACGTTTTACGAAAGTCAGACGCGGATGGCTGACAGCTGGTGGACGCGGCGTTGGTCGTGCATCGACAGCCCGTTGGTCAGTGATGAGTTTGTTGACGAGATGCGTGCGCGATATGGGGAGGAGTCAAACGCGTTTAGGATCCGCGTGCTTGGTGAGTTCCCGATGGCGGATGATGACACGATCATTCCGTTTCACTTGGCTGAGAGTGCAATTCATCGCGACATTGAGGTGACGCCGGATGAGCGGCCTATCTGGGGCTTAGACGTTGCGCGCTTTGGCACGGATAAGACGGCGCTGTGCAAGCGATATGGCAATGTTGTGACTGAGATTACCAGCTGGCAGGGGTTGGACTTGATGCAGACTGTTGGCCGGGTGATGGCTGAGTTTGAGGGCTTGCCGCCCAGCGCTCGTCCTAAAGAGATATTGGTTGACAGCATTGGCGTTGGTGGCGGCGTTGTTGATAGATTGCGTGAGCTTGGTGCGCCTGTGCGTGGGATTAATGTTGGCGAGGCTCCGGCTATGGGCAAGACGCATATGAACTTGCGCAGTGAGCTTTGGTTCAAGACGAAGGGTTGGCTTGAGGATCGGTCGTGCAAGTTGCCGAATAACGATCAGCTGTTGGCTGAGTTGACGGCGATTAGGTACAGCTTCACGTCATCTGGCAAGATGAAGGCTGAGAGCAAGGATGAGATGCGCAAGCGTGGGTTGAAGTCACCTGACCTTGCTGATGCGTTGTGTCTGACGATGGCCAGCGATGCTGCGACTGCATTGTCAGGTTCCATGTCAACGTGGAAGCAATCACTCAAGCGTAATTTGAAAGGTATCGCATGAAGCCAGTTCCGTTTTATAAGCTGTCACCCAAGATGAAGAATATCCGTATGAATCAATGGATTAAGACTTACATTGGCAAGGGTTTGAGTTTAGAGGAAGCGCAGTTTGCGGCCCGTTGGCGCGCTGGCCACTGGAAGCTGTCTTCCCGCATGGAAAAGATTATGGATGATTTAGGTGAACTGTGATATTGCGGGGAATACACCCTGCATAGCCTTTGTCAAACAAATGTGCTAATGTGCAGAAAAATGAGGATTGATGACATGACACCATGTAAAGGTTGCCCCACCCCCGCCGCTTGCAAACGCGCTGGCACTTGCCTGAAGAAAAAATACGGTAAGTAAGTTTTGGTTGGTTTGCTGTCTCCCAGCGGCTACGCTGGCTATGCTGAGGAAGGTCGTCGGCTTGCGGTTGACGTGCCTAATGTCACGCCGATGGACGCGGCTCGCTTTATAGCTGAGGCCACGCCGATTATCGGTGACGCGATGGCGGCCAAAGAGATTTACGACGAGGCTACATCTGAAAACCCGAATTGGGCTTTAGTTGGCGCGCTTGGCGGTGCTGCCGTGTTGGGCTTGTTCCCCGGCATTGGTGACGCAGCTGCGAAGGCTGTTAAGTCTGGTGCGCGTGCGGCATTGGATCAAGTTCCATCTGATGTAATTTATGCAGGCAAGTCGCTGGCAGAGGGTGACATGCGTGGAGTGTTTGATGCGTTTGGCAAGGGCGGCGAAGCTCAAAGTTTAAGTGCCGCATCTAGCAATGTCCCTCGCCAGATGCCCGCCGGGAATGTTCTTGATGCGGTTGATAACTTAACGCAAGAGCAAATTGCAGCCGCCGTTCCATTTGCGCGCAAATCTGGGTTTGCATCTCCCCGACAGGGTGGTGGGCGTGCAAAAGACTCTGCTTTGTATTCAAATTTTGCTAAAACTAAGCAAACTGGGGTTCCCCCAAGTGAGTGGTCAGTTTCTGGCCGCAGGCTTGAGTCTGATGTTGCGGCTCCTACACCAATGAGCGCAGAAGATATTCAGAGGGCTGGATTTACAGACCTTTTTGGTTTTGTTGCTGACAGCACAATGGGTGATACGGTTATTGATGAGGTTAATAATGTTCGCTTGCCTCGATCAGTTATGCAACAAGGTGGCCACAACTTCGGGGATAATGTAGACAACCGAGGTTTTGCGTCAGAGGAGAGAGCATTAAGAACAAAAGAAAAAGTTTGGGATTCAGTTGTTCAAGGAAATGGAAGACCCCTTGTTACACCCATGACAATGGGTACAGCTGGCGGCGACTTTAGTATGCACCAAACTATGACGATGGGTCAGCTTATAGGCGCGCTGGCCGATCAAATTGACCCTAATTTTGTTCCACTTCGCGGCGCAGCTAAGAACAACAATAGGTTTTTGCCAGAAGGTATGGGACTCTTGAGTCCAGAGTTGCCTGCATATCTTGCGAACTTAAAGGGTGGAGAGCGCGCGGCGTTTATGAAGTCTCTTGACACAAAGGCCGCCCATGACGCTGGTGTTCCGAGTGTTGGGGCTGTGCGTTGGGCTGCAACCGACCCAAACCTTGTTGACCCTCCAGCCCTTAGCAGCGGCTATCGCGCTTTTGAACCACAAACGGGCGACTTTTTTGAGTATGGTAATAAGCACGCATCATACGACGCAATTATTCCGCGAGTAGGTGAAAATATGACGATGAGCGGTCTTCGCCCGTGGTATTTGCAGTTTCCAGATGAGGCTTATCCAAAAATTGTTGACTCTACTCCATATGGCTCAAATATGTTAAAGGTTGAAGCAATGCCTAAAGACATTCGCAGCTTCCAAATGAACCCTAATTTGCGTCAAGCAATTGATGACCAATATGTTGAAACTAATATGAGGTATGACGAAATATTAAAGACACAAGGCAAGGAGGCAGCTGATATGTATGCTGTTGACGCTATGGTCAACCGCGCTCAAATGTTGGGGAATTATTAAATGTCAAGTTTTCTGGACTTTCTTAAAAGTTTCCCTAAGCGCAGCGATGTGACGCCAGAAGAGCTGGCTGCTCGCCGTAAGGGCTACGCTAATTTATATCAAGGCAGCCTACTGGCCCGCAATCGCGACCAGACGCCCCTTAGCGTGCGCGGCGCTGAAGAGGCGCAAGACTTTATACCCGTGGTTGGTGACGTGTTGGCGCTCGGTGAGGCCGGGGGGGCTTTGTCGCGGGGGGAGCTTGCCGCTGCGGGGTTGCTGGGTGCTGGCGCTATTGTTGGCCTTGTCCCCGGCGCTGGTGACGTAGTCGCTAAGCCTATTATGGCTGCTGGGCGTAAAGCTGCTGACGTTGCAAGGTCACCAGCGCAAAAAGTTGCAGATCTTTTGGCGTCTGGTCGCGCCGACGAAGTTACAAGTGAAATGTTGGGCAAGCTAACTCCCAATGACAATGCAGAATTGCTTGAGCTGTATCAGAGCGGCGCAACAGGCATGGATTTGCCGATGGATGAGGCGTCACGAATGGCTAGGGCTTCTGAACAGGGCTATGCTGGAGATTATTTCCATGGCTCAAACCTTGACTTTCCGGGCTTTGACAACAGCACAAGAGGCACTTTTCTAACTGATAGTCCTGCTGTTGCAGATAGTTATGTTGCCAAGGATGGTGGCACTATTTATCCAGCTTTAGTACGCGGCGGCTCTGATTTTCCTGTGGTTGAGGGCGGCGGTAGATTTTATAGCGACATTCCGCAAAGCGCCCTTCCCGAAGAGCTTGAATTTATGAAATATGACATTGGTAGTGATATTCCGCTCATTACGGATAATGTTGTTTCAAGGGCTAGAGATGAGCGGTTGCCGGGAGTTATTTTTGAAGACATTGTTGATCGAGGCCCAAATCTTAAACAATATCGCGGTGAAACTGATTTAATGGCTCAAGACAGAACTAGGCAAGCGGCCGTTCCTTCTGATGTCATTAATACGTTAGACCCATCTAGGGTTCGTTCCAAATTTGCTCGCTTTGACCCACGCCTATCTAACTTGAAAAATCTATCGGCAGCGTTGGCATCTGTACCCGGCGGCTTACTAGCCTTACAAGAAATGCAAAAACGTGCTAATGAAGAGCAACAACGTCAAGGACTGTTACAGTAATGGCAATTACAACTTACGCAGAGCTGCAATCTAGCATAGCCAACTGGCTGAACCGTGACGATCTCACATCGGTCATTCCTGATTTTATTGCGCTGGCAGAAAAGCAAGTGGAGCGTGAGTTGCGTCACTTCAAGATGATAAATCGTGCGACGGCTACGATTGACAGCCAATACTCGCAACTCCCTGACGACTGGCTTGAGACTGTTCGCTTCCACATTACGTCTGGAACGACTTACCGTTTAGAGCTTATTAGCTTGGACGACATGATTGAATACCGGCAAAACAACTCCAACACTTCTGGGACGCCAAAATTTTATGCTCATGTTGGAGATTCTGTTGAGGTTTTCCCAAGCCCCGACGGGGACTACACGACTGAAATGATGTATTATCAAAGCATTCCGGCTTTGTCTGACAGCAATACATCTAATTGGGTTCTTGAATTAGCGCCGGACGCTTACCTTTATGGCGCTTTGTTGCAGGCTGCGCCATATTTGGCTGATGACGTTAGGTCTCAGGTTTGGGGCGGTTTGTATAGCGGAGCGGTAAACTCGCTTCAGTCGGCCAGTGATAAGAGTAAATACAGCGGCTCTGGGATTCGAATGCGAGTAACTTCCTATTAAGGTGCAATTGAATGTCTCTGACTGACGCATATGAAACTCAGACGTTAAAGTACTTGCTGACGGCAGATAGCTTGACCCGCCCTTTAGCTTGGTATGGCGGTTTATTTACGTCTGATCCCACTGATGCGGCAATTACTAGCGGCGAGGTTTCTGGCTATGGCTACTCTCGCAAGGCTGTTTCATTTTCCGTTAGCGGAGACACGGCGACAAATTCGTCTGCGGTAGACTGGCCTGCTGCAAAAGGTGGGAGCTGGGGGACCGTTACGCACATTGCAATTTTTGATGCGCCTACGGATGGAAATATGATAGTTACGGCTCAACTATCGTCACCGATAGATGTTTCTGCTGGCTCTGTAGCTAGAATATCAGCAGGCGACTTGGCAATATCAATTAACTGAGGACGATCAAATGGCAATTACCACTGCGTTATGCAACAGTTTCAAAACGGGGATACTTGGCGGTGTCCACGATCTTGACACTGACAGTATCAAAATGGCGTTAATCAAGGCAACGCCGACAGGCACATATGGCGCTGCAACGACCAATTATTCAGACGTTACAGGAAACTCAGACGAGGCTTCTGGAACAAACTACACGGCTGGCGGCAATGTTTTAGATAACATTTCAATTACGCTGAGTGGCTCAACGGCAATTGTTGATATTGATGACGAAGTATTTGCTAACGTCACTTTGTCAGCTGATGGCTGTATTATTTACAACGCGAGTGCGGGTAATGCTGCAATTTCCGTTCATGATTTCGGAGGCACAAAGTCTGCAAGCGCGGGCGACTTTACTGTTGTAATACCAACGGCTGACGCCTCCAACGCCGTCATCCGCGTGGCGTAGGGCTTAGGCTCCCGCCGTGGCAATTGCGTTTACACTCAACAGCTCATCTAGCGGTGGGCGGCAGGCTGACATAACGCTGCCTGCTACAGTTTCGGCTGGCGACCTTTTGGTTGCCATGCACTATGATATTAGCAACGAGGCCATTCCGGCAACTCCCTCTGGCTGGACGTTAATAAACAGCATTACTAGCGGGGCGTCTGCGGGTACGCTTGGTATAATCGCTAAAATTGCAGACGGCACTGAGGGTGGTACAAGCCTGTCTTGGCTACCCGGAACCGATAATAACTACGCAGCCTTTTCTCTTACTCCAGACGCAACTATAACTTCTCTTGGCTCGGTAACTGGCGCGGCTTCACAGTCGAGTACAGGTTCTACGTCGCAAACAGCCCAGCCGTCATTGGCAACATACCCAGCGTTTGTTGTTTACGCAGGTGGCTCAAACGGCTCAATAAATGTTGCCCCAAACGGTGACTTTAGTGAAAGATTTAGCGGCACTGATGGCGTTGAGCTTAACGCCACATTTTACGACGTGGGAGACAGCACTGCTAACTTTTCTGTAACCACGGGAGATACGGGGCGGCAAACGCAGGCTCTAGGCAATTTAAATTTAAACTTCTCTGTTTCTGTGAGCGCAAATATTACTGGCGCTGCGGGGACTGGCGCTGCTGGAACATTTACGTTTTCGATTGGCGGCTCTGCGGCAATTACAGGCGTCTCTGGCGCGTCTAATGCTGGCGATATGTCAGTGGGCATCGGATCTTCCGTCAGCGTCTCTGGGGCGTCTGCCACAGGCTCTGCGGGTGTCTTGGATGTAAGGACGGGCAAGTCAGTTGAGATTAGCGGCGCTGCTGGCGCGTCGGCAGCGGGGTCTGTTTCGATAAGATCTAGCTCTTTTATTTCTCTTGTGGGCGCAGGGGCGGCGTCTGCGATTGGTCAGCTTTCGATTGGAATATCTGGATCAGCTTCTATATCTGGGGCTTCAGCTGTCGCCACTTCTAGCCCAAACTGGGTTTTTGTTGCCGTTGTTGTAGAAGCATCGGCATCTGCTGAGATTTTGGTCAGCACATCGGCTACTTTGCTTTACAAGTGGAATAATGTTCCAGATCATGTTAATAGTTGGGCTGACGTTATTAAGCCGATTGATGACTGGACTGACCAGCCTTTGCCTTCGACCTTATGGCAAGATGCAAATACGCCGTCTGACGATTGGACAAACGCGACAAGCTCGACGCCCGAGTGGACGCCGCAAACGACTTGAAAGGGGTAAGATATGCCCACTACTACAACTAATTACTCTTGGTCAAAGCCTGTTGTTGGGGCAGACACTGACGCTTGGGGCGGTTATTTAAACGCCAACCTAGATGCTCTGGATACACTGCTTTCTGGCGTCACTGAGGCCGAATTTACCGTTTTAAATGGGACAGCCGACTACTTGAACGTGACTACAATCGGGACTACCGAGGCAAGCCGTGCAGCAGTTACCGACGCAAATGGTGACATTTTATTTTCAGAAGAGCTAAAGGCGAAAAGCTACAACGAAACATATCTGGCGCTTACTTCAACAAGCAACGTGGTGGCGCTTGACTGCGAAACAGGCAATTCCTTTAGCCATACGCTGACTGAAAGCACCGCATTTACATTTAGCAACCCGCCAGCAAGCGGCACAAGCTACACAATGAGCATTGAGATAAAGCAGGATGCTTCTGCCAGCGGGTTTACTGCTGGTTGGCCTATTGCGGTGCAGTGGCCAGACTCTACTGCCCCGACCTTAACTGATTTAGCCAACAGTGTTGACGTTTTTGTGTTTACGACCAGAGATGGCGGCACAACGTGGCTGGGCTTTACGGCAAGCCAGAATTACTAGGAGCCAATAATGGCCACTGAAAAGAAATTAATGATGGCAGCATCTGGCGGGGTTTCGGCAGATTATTGGCGGTTCAACTTGGATTATGCGTCATACAATCCGCCTGCATCGCTGAATGGCGATGTATTAACTGCTGATCCGATCAACGACGGCTCAATCACGGGCGAAACAACTAGCGTTAATGACATTCAGTTCAATTCAATTGGCACTAAAATGTATCTAATGGATACAAATGAGCTTATTGAGTTTAGAACTATTGACCCGCCATGGTATCTTCCTGACCTAAATCTGGGCGTTAACGATAGCATTACCAGTGGCAACGATGGTTTTCATTTAATTGAAGACGAGAACAAATTGTTTGCAGTGGAGGGTGGAGCTGTTTACGAGTACACAATCTCCGGCGGCACTTATACATTAGCCCACACTTTAGACGTGAGCGCTCAGGAAACTGATGCTGCTGGAATTTTTGTTGGGGATGACGGCTCAAAAATGTACATTGGTGGAGTGACCAGTGACAACATTTACGAATACACTCTATCCACACCGTATTTGCTATCATCAGCAACATATGTACAAGCCCTTGCAGCTGGCGGCGGAGACATAACGTCAATTCGTTTCCGCAGCGATGGATTGCGTATGTACGCGCAGAAGGGTGTTTATGACGTCCATCAATACAATTTGACGTCTGCTTGGGATTTATCAACCGCATCATATATTCAAGAGTACAGCCCAACCGACACGGCGGTAGGTGTTAAGGGTCTTTGGTTTAGTGATGACATGAGTACGATGGCTATCGGTTGCGATGGCGACAATAGGGTTTATCGCTATTCTATTGGTGGATTTGAAGTACCTAACACGGCATATGGGATTTTCTTCAAGCCAGACGGCAGCAAAATGTTTGTTGGGCTTACTGCTGCATCTGGCGATGGCGTGCTAGAGTACAGCCTCAGCACAGCGTGGGATACCTCAACGGCTGTGCTTGAGAACACATTATCCACCGCAGTCGGTGTGGACGGTGTTTTCTTCAAACCCGACGGAACTAAAATGTTTATAGTTTCGGGGAATGACATCCTTGAGTATGCGCTCAGTGATCCTTGGAGTTTGGCGTCTTCGAGTGCCTCGCTCACTCAAACATTTGATCCAGCAGCAACATCAAGAGGGGTTTACATAAAGCCTAGTGGTGACATCATGTTTGTCACGGGTCTTGAGAGCGTAAAACAGTATTCTTTAAGCACGGATTGGGACGTATCTAGCGCAACGCTTGTAAAAACTTTGGGCAATTTAGGACTCTCTGGTGATAGCAACGATATAGCATTTTCGCCAAATGGCGTCAGGATGTTTTTAACGCAAGATAGCGGGCCTAGTAGGCGTCAAGTAGCTCAGTATTACTTATCCATACCTTGGGATATGGAAGGGGCCGTAAAGGTTAAGGAATTTGACATCTCAACAATGGCTGTTGACGCGAGCGGTTTGTTTTTCAACGATGATGGAGACAAGCTTTTTGTTACCTCTCGGAGACGGCTCTTTTCTTTCTCTTTAAGCGAATAATTCAACACGGGCAGACAGGAGACTTACAATGTTCGTTAAAACCACAAACGGTTCAGTTGACCAATATCCCTACACGGTGGGTGACTTGCGCCGCGACAATCCAAACGTTTCCTTCCCTCAAACTGTGCGTGAAGCGACAATGGCGGAATACGGTATGTACCCTGTGGGGTACGAAGCTGCTCCAGCCTACAATCCACGCACACACCGCCTAGAGCATAGCAGCCTGCCATCTCTCGTTAATGGTCAGTGGAAGTTAACCAAAACTGCTGTTGCCCTTACAGACAATCAAATCGCAGCAAATGTTGCGTCAGAGGAGGCTAATGTTCGCCGCAGGCGTGATGCCTTGCTTGTTGACACTGACTGGATGGCTCTTTCTGATGTCACAATGAGCGACGAAATGGCCTCTTACCGTCAATCTTTGCGAGATATTACCAATCATGCTAGCTTTCCTTATCTTGCAGAGGCCGATTGGCCAGTGAAACCTTAATAGGGAACCTGACATGCCGTTAATTCCTCTGAACATACCCAAAGGCCAATATCGGAATGGGACTGAGTATCAGTCCCAAGGCCGCTGGCGTGACGTTAACCTTGTGCGATGGCACGAAGATTCCTTGCGCCCAATTGGGGGGTGGCGAACTAGGACAGCCATTGATTTTGAGGGAACGCCAAGGTCTATTTTTACATGGGCGGATAATTCAAGCGACATCTACATAACTGCTGGCACATTTGAGAAGTTGTATGTTGTAGAGTCAGATGGAACAAAAACAGACATTACTCCGGCTGGTTTTACGTCTGGACGCTTAGACGCGTCAATTAACCTTGGGTATGGGGGGTCTCTTTACGGCACTGGCCCATACGGAGAGGAAAGGCCGCAGCTAGTTGCGCCCCTGCGCGCAACGACTTGGGCGCTAGACAACTGGGGCGAGTACCTTTTGGCAATGTCTCCTGATGACGGCAAGCTATACGAATGGCAGCTGGATACAGCAAATCCAGCGGCGGTTATTGCTAACGCGCCTACGGGCTGCACGTCGATGATGGTTACGGAAGAGCGTTTTGTTGTTTGTTTTGGCGCTGGTGGTGAGCCTCGCAAAGTTCAATGGTCAGACCGCGAAGACAATACGACTTGGACCCCTGCCGCAACAAATGAGGCTGGTGATATTAACCTGCAAACTAATGGCGAGATTTTAAGAGGTGTGCGCACTCGCGGGCAGTCTCTTATACTCACCACCGAAGACGCCCACATAATGACATACTCTGGACCTCCATACGTTTATGGCGTTGAAAGAGTTGGAACTTCCTGTGGTCTCACTGGTGCAATGGCCGTTGCTTCTGTGGATGCTGGCGTATTCTGGATGGGCCGTCGTGACTTTTTTGTTTACTCAGGCGGGGCTGTCCAAGCGCTACCGTGCGAGGTTTCGGATTATGTTTTCACCGATATGAATTACAACCAGAGGTCAAAAATATCCTGCACAGTTAATAGTGCATGGAACGAAATATGGTGGTTTTATCCAAGCTCAGGCAGCACTGAATGCGACAGATACGTTGCATTTGATTATGTAGAGAATATCTGGACAACTGGAGAGATGGATCGAACTGCGGGCGTAGATCGCGGGGTGTTTAGGCTCCCGATGTTTGTGTCAAGCGCTGGTGTTCTGTATGAGCATGAAGTCGGCTTTGAATACGGCGGCGCTTCGCCATATGCTGAAACCGGCCCAATCTCCATTGGTGCTGGGGACCAAGTGATGGCGGTTCGAGAACTAATCCCAGATGAAAGAACGCTAGGCGACGTTAACGCTACGTTTAAAACTAGGTTTTATCCAACGGATACTGAGCGCAGCTATGGGCCGTATAATATGTCAAACCCAACAAGCATACGCTTTACCGGTCGGCAGATAAGAATGCGCGTAACTGGCGATGCGTCTTCTGATTGGCGTGTTGGCATTATGCGCCTTGATGCTGTAAGCGGTGGTCGCAGATGAGTAGAATTTTGCCACCCATAACAATGGATATGAACCAGTGGGCCGAAAACCTGCGCCGCTATCTAGGCCGGGCATTAGACCAGCTGGGCTTTAAGGATGCGGCGGCGTCGGCTTCTGAGGATGGAATTTTGTTGTGGGATGCTGCCGAGGGATACCCGGTGGTTTCAAAAAACGGTGAATGGGTGCAGGTTGTTCTGGAAGACGGCAAGTATTCTGGAGTTGTGACGACTGACCAAACTGCCGCGTCCACAAACACAGCTTACGCTTTGACCTACACTTCCAGCATTTCTGACGGCATTTCTAACGGCACTCCGACCTCTCGTATTGTGTTTGATGAAGCAGGTCAGTACATGATTAGTTTTTCTGCGCAGATTGCGTCTACGTCTGCCTCAACTGTAAACTTTTGGTTTTGGCCACGGGTCAATGGCTCTGACGTTGCCGGGTCAACGATGAAAAACGCACTGCATCAAAACGGGTCTGTTTTGGTTGTGTCTCGCTCGGCAATATTTGAACTTAACGCTGGGGATTACCTTGAGGCCATGTGGGCCGTAGACAGCACTAGCGGGTTTCTTGACGCAACAACGGCAACTGCATTTGCGCCTGCCGCGCCAGCCTCAACGATAGCGATTACGAGGTTACATGGATAAAGAGCTAAAAAGATGCAAGCCTTGGATTGAGGCAGCTTTAAGCTACAGTGGCGGCACTCATGACTTTGCGGATATTGTCGATGGCTTGCAAAAAGGCACGTTGCAATTGTGGCCTACACCAAGGGGGTGCATAGTCACTGAAATAGTGGTATATCCGAAGAAACGCGTGTTAAACGTATTTCTAGGCGGCGGTGAGTTGGACCAGATTTTAGATATGCACGATGATGTGATAGAATGGGGCAAGGCTCAGGGTTGCAGCGCTCTAACAATGTCCGGCAGGTTTGGCTGGAAAAAACCATTAAAGGCACACGGCTGGGAAGCTCATCATGCCTCATACATTAAGGAGTTTGAGTAATGTCAGGCGGAAAAGGTGGATCAACTTCCTCAACGGTAACAGTACCACAGTACATTGAGGATGCGGCAAAAGCTAATCTGGCCAAAGCTGAAGATATTTCAAAAATCGGCTACACGCCGTATTATGGCCCAGACGTTGCCGCGTTTACTCCAATGCAGCAAGCGGGTTTTCAAAACACAGCCGGAATGGCTGATGCTTTTGGTTTAGCTGGAGGCGGAACTGGTATGGAGGGTATGCCTGCGCCAACTACATATGCGGGCGGTATCCAAGGGTATTCGTCTGCCCCGATGTTCGAGCAATCTATGGCTGAGCTTGAAGCCCGCCGACCCGGCCAATACGCTGCAATCAATGCTCCCTTCATTGACCCCGTAACTGGTGCGGAACCTGCAAGCCCATACGGAACTGGCGGGGCTGATGCGTCAGGTCCGTTTGGTACAATTTTAGCAGGCGCTGGCGGGGCTGCCCCTAACTCAGGCTCTAATAACGATGATGATTTCCATCAACAAATGATGGCAAACGCATCTAATCAAGGTGCGGGTGGTAGTGGGGCTTTTCTTGGAGGCGGCGCAGACAACCAAGGCAATTTTGGTGCTGTTGGTGATTATGTTGGAGGAATTACCGATGCTGCGGGTATTACAAATTACAGCGGAAACCAGCCAGACCTTCCGGGCAATGTAGTTAGTCGCGCCTTGAATATTGGCGCTGGTGCTAAAAACGATGATGGCGGATATTCTGGCAGCTCCAATGACGGCTGCGTAGTGGCGACACACGCAGTTAACTCAGGTGCATTTTCCCCAGCCACCAAGCGTGAGGCTGTTGTGTGGTGCATGAACGCGCTGCACGGTAAATGGTGGGGCGAGGCTGTACGGCGAGGCTATCGCTACTGCGGCAATAAGAAAATCGAGCAAGGCAAAGCGCGTGAGCATTACGGAGAGTTCCGTCGTTACATCGACTTTGCCAGTGGTAAAAAGCGCACACTTCAAGGCGCACTTACGTTTACATTCCGAACTGCACAGTTTTTTGCAGTCGGCCTAGTTAAGAGGGACGCATAAAATGAGTTTTTCATCAGCGGGAAGTCCGAATGCTCTAACAATGGGTCCAATGCCGGGAGGCTCGCCCTCTGGCCCCGGCAAGGGGGCTGGCGGTGGCGGGGGAATACCAGCTGCTCCGGGTCAAGGGATAACCGCCCAGCATCTTCCTGCGCCCGCTGTGAAAGGCCCTCCGCCCCGTACTTACGCGCCACTCCCTCAGCCGGGCGGTTTTAACGTCAATCGTGCAGCGGCAAGCGGTTTGCAGCAAGCCATGCAGGGTACTCAGCAGGCAATGGGGTATCAGCCAATGGCAGTTAGGCCCACTGATTACAGAGCGGCTCAGGCAGGAAGCCAAGGTTACGATGCGAGTCAAGTTAGCGCGGGGCAAATTGCTAGCACTGACCTTAGCGCGTACACTAACCCATATGAAAGCCAAGTCGTTCAGCAGTCATTAGGCGACCTTGAGCGCAGCCGTTTGATGCAGCAAAACCAGCTTGGCGCACAGGCGTCAGCTGCTGGAGCTTTCGGCGGATCACGCCAAGGAATTGCTGAGGCAGAAACCAACCGTGCATTTGCGGAACAAGCGGCTCGTACAGCATCAGGCTTGCGCCAATCTGGATACCAACAGGCGCAGCAGCTTGCAGGGCAAGATATTGCAACGCAGATGCAAGCAGGATTAGCCAACCAAGCCGCTCTCAACCAAGCTGGTCAGTTTGGTGCATCGGCAGCAAATCAAGCTGCATTGCAGAACCAAGCGGCCTTAAATCAGCAGCGTCAGTTTGGTGCTACGCAGGGCATGACGGCTCAGCAGCTAAACCAAGGCGCGGGCTTGCAGGGCGCTCAGTTCCGTTTAGGGGCTGCGAGCCAGATGGGCAATTTGGGTCAGCAAGCGTTTAACACATCGCAGGCTATTCAGCAGCAGCAGATGCAGCAAGGCTTAATGCAGCAAGGTTTGATGCAGCAACTCATTGATGCGGCTCGCGGGCAGTATGCAGGCGCAATTGGCGCACCGCAGCAATCACTTGGATTACCACTTGCCGCGCTGGGTGCAGCGCCAGCTCCTCAGAGTACAACTGAAACTATGAAGCCCGGCTTGCTTCAATACTTACAGGTTGGCGCAAGCCTTTGCTGGGTTGCCCGTGAAGTTTACGGCGAAGACGATCCAAAGTGGTTGCAATTCCGCGAGTGGGTTATTGGTTACTCACCAAACTGGTTTTACAAAGCGTACAGCAAATATGGCGAAAGTGTGGCGAAAGTTGTGGCAAAAGTTCCAGCTCTTAAACTTGTCATCCGCCCGTTTATGGACGCTAAGCGCAAGGCAATGGGGTATAAGTAATGCCGCAAGGTTTTATCCCTCTTTCAACTCAAATGGACTTTCTCTGGAATGAAGTGCAGGGGAAGGAAAAGTCTGGCTTCGGCAAGTTTCTTACGGCAAACGCTTCAACGCCAGAAGACTATGCAACGCTGTGGGATAAATACTATGAGCGCTCTGGCGGCGCTGATGATGAAAAGGCTCGGGGTTACGCCAACAGCGTTTTCGCGGCAATGCACGATGGTACATCCAGCCCCGGTGTGATCTCTCCAAACGCAAAGTTTGCTTACGGCTACCTCACGCAAAAGGGTCTCACTCCGCAGCAGGCCGCTGGCGTCACTGGTCGATTGATGGCTGAGAGCTATCAAGACATGAACCCAGACGCTCGCAACACTATGGCAGGCGGTCAAGGCACATATGGCATTGCGCAATGGCGCGGTAGCCGGATGGAAGATTTGGCCGATTTTGCAGGCGTTGACATGGCTGACATTACATCACTTCCAGCAACCACTGCCAGTGGCGGTTTACTTACAAGCAATCAAGGGGGTCAAGACATGGCCATTTCTAATAAGCCTCCATATATGGTGGGCGGCGAGGAAACTTACAACGCACCCAATATGCAGCAGCAAGGCGGGATGCGCGGGCTTCTGTCAACTCTGAAAGATAAGGCGACTGCCGTTAATCCGCAAACCGGGTTGACGGGTCTTCAGACTTTTGCAGCTTCGCTTGACCCTCTTATCTTGCCAGAACTGCGTGGCGGTGGTGAGGCTATTCGGAAGCAGGGTGCACAACGGGTTGCTTCTGGGAACAAGAATAGAACCATTGAGATGCTGCGGGCCAGAGGTCGTGATGACTTGGCTGACATGCTTGAGCGCGGAATGATCTCTCCAACCGATGCGGCCAGTCAGTTGCTTGCGGCTAAGCCAAGGCCCATAGTCGTGGGCGACAAGCTACTTGACCCGAATACATTTGAAGTTCTTTATGGAACCCCAGCGCCAGAGGGTGGAGACTTTAAGGACGCATCTGCGTTTCGCAAGGAGTTTACAAGCCTCCCTAGAATTAAAAACTTTGCTGGCGTTACTGAGGCGTATTCTCGAATTGTGGCGTCGGCGCAAGACCCTTCCGCCGCTGGTGACTTGGCTTTAATCTTTAACTACATGAAGGTTCTTGACCCCGGCTCTACTGTTCGTGAGGGTGAGTTTGCTACAGCACAGAACGCTGGTGGCGTAGATGCTAGAGTTCGCAGTCTTTTCAACAGTGTTGTTGATGGTACAAGGCTTACAGCCACGCAACGCGCGGACTTCTTAGACCGATCAAATAGACTTTATAAATCTCAAGAGAGCTTAGTTCTTCCGCTTTACAAATATTATGGGAATATCGCCACTTCCAGAGGCTTTGATCCAGAGAGGGTTCTTCCAAAATTTGGGTACACTGGCGATATGCCCCAAGTCGCTCCAGAGTTCAGCCCAATGCCAGCTCCACCAGTCCCAGAAGGTGCAACGGCCAATGGGCAGCCTCTTACTCAAGACGCTTGGCAAGCTATTTGGAACTCTCGCACAGCAGAAGAAAAGAAAAGGTTTATGGAAACAGGAGCGTTTGAATAATGGCTGATTTTTCAAAGTATGCTCCCGGTGCAACAGAAGTTCCCACCCAGCGGGCTAGAACTTTTGCGCAGGGTTTGACCTTCGGCTTTTCGGATGAAATTGAGGCAGCCATAAGGTCACTTGGTGGCAGGGAATATTCTGAGCTTGTTGCAGAAGTTAGAGATGCTGTTTCAGAGTATCAAGCAGATCGCCCGATGGAGGCTTTGGGCGTTGAGATCGGTGGTGCCGCTCTTCCGGCCCTAATTGGTTCGCTGCTTACTGGCGGCGGCGCAGGAGTGGGCGCTGCGGCTATAATTGCTGCAAAGTATCCCACCATTGCAAAGGTCGCTGGCGTGGCTGCCCCCAAAACTATTGTGGGGGCTGGGGCCACCGGGGCAGTTCAGGGCGCTCTGACTGGCGTAGGCAAGGGCGAGGACTTTGAAAGCCGCTTAACTGGTGGCGTTATTGGCGCTCCAGCTGGGGCGGTTTTTGGTGCGGGTGCATACGCAGCTTCAGAGCCAATCAAGAGGATGACGGTCGGAATAATTGATGCCGCCCGTCGAAAGTTGGGTGATCGTGGCGCAAAGGTTGTTGAGACTGAGCTTCAGCGTCTTGCTTCAGAAAGCGGCATGACCGTCGATGAGATTGTTGAGGGGGTAGCATCTGGCCGCATTATGGCTGAGAACAAAACATTGCTTGACGCTGTTAGGTCATACCGAGCATCTGGCGGACCAGCGGCGGCGCAGTTGAGCGAGACTATGCGCGTCAGACCGGAGCAGACACGCCAAGAGGCTATGTCTGAAATACAGAAGTATTTATCAAGCGTTGAAGATCCCAACATTTTGCGAGGTATGCAAGCATCTGATGTTGAGGCGAGGGCTTTGGAGAAAGCTGCCTACGAGCCTTTCAAGACACAAGACGCACCGTCTGAAGTTTTAAGCGATCTCGCTGAGGCTTTGCGCAGAGTGCCGTCAGCGGCGAAAGAAGTTGAAGAGGCTTTATTGGCCAGCACTGGCCAGAAACCATTTTTCTCCATTGATGAGGCTGGCGCAGTTTCGTTCAATAGAACCCCGACCATGCAAGAGGCAGAGGCAATTAGGCGCTCACTGCAAGGCACAGCAAGCGCTAGATATACAGCCAAACAGGGTGTGGCTGGGGAAGCTATTTCTGACGTTGAAAGTGGTTTGCGAACCTCTCTTGACGCTGCGTCACCACAGCTTGCCGCGACAAGAGCGCAGGCGAGTGTAGTCCGAACCGCTAGAGAGGCATTTGGCGATGGCCAAAAGGCTCTATCAAAAAGCCCAGATGCAATTGAGGTTGAGTTTGCAAAAGTATCCCAAGCTGGCCCAGAAGCTGTTAGCGCCTACCGAGCCGGGGTGATGCAGGCATTTCGCAACAAGATGAGCATGGGGTCACGCAAGAGCATGATGGGCGCTCTGGCCGATCCGGCCCGCAAGGAAAATAGGATTCTGTCCATTGTGATGCCAGAGGATCAGCTGCCAAATATTATGGCTCAAGTCGAACGCGCCGCTGGATCGCAAGCCGCCGCAACGGCCATATCTGGAGGCTCTCCAACAAAAATAACTGATGCACAGTTGGCAAGGCAGGGCATGAACATTGGTGCGGGTGAAATAGCTGAAACTCTGATGTCACCAAACCCAATTAACCTTATGAGGTTGTTGGGCAAAGTTGCTAGCAGAGCCGCTCCGCAGCTTTCTGACGCTGAGCGCCAACGTGTAGTTCAAGTCTTGATTTCAGAAAACCCAGACGTTGTGCGAAACGCATTAAGCGACGAGAGCGGGCTGGCAATGTTGCAGTCAGCTATTGAGCGTATTGCTGGCACAGCGCAAGCTGGCCTCCAGCGCGCGGCTCCAGTAGTATTACCGGAAGCCATACAGCAACAATATCGCCCGCAGTAGATCGACAAGCGAATAGGACAACGGCACATGGAACTTAAACCAAAATCACGCAGCGAAATTGAAAGCATTGTCCAAGACGCAATATCGGATGCGGTGGACTTTGTTGAGGGCGAGATCAGCGATGATCGGATCAAAGCCCAACGCTACTACGATGGCGAGGTTGACCTTGGCTACGAGGATGGCCGCAGCAAGGTTGTAGCCACAAAGGTACGGGATACTGTACGTTCTGTGAAGCCAAGCCTGATGCGCATATTCCTCAGCACAGCCAAGCCCGTTGAGTTTGTGCCGCGCGGTGCAGAAGACGTGGCAATGGCCGAGCAGGCCACTGAGTTTATGCACCATGAGTTTACTCGGTTAAACGGCTACCGCGTGATGAATGACGCCTTCCAAGATGCGCTGGTTAAAAAGCAAGGCATCGTGAAGGCATACTGGATGACATATCCAGAGGCCGAGATTTACACGTTTACCGACCTATCTGACGATGAATACACATATCTCATTGAAGACGATAGCGTGACTGTGCTTGAGCATACTGCCGAAATGACCATTGAGATTGACCCAATGGGCATGGAAGTTGAGTTGCCGATCCACAGCGTTAAGCTCAGCCGCCAGAAAGAACGTGGCGAGCTGTGCATCGAGAGCGTCCCGCCGGAAGAGTTCTTTATCAACCGTGACGCTCGCAGCCTTGCCGACGCTTATATAGTTGCTCACCGCACAGATATGCGCGCTGGCGATTTGATTGCGATGGGCTATGACCCAGACGTGGTGCTTAATCTGGACAGCTTTGAAAGCGGCTCAGACATGACCGAGGCCGAGATGTATGAGCGGCGCGGGTATGACATGGATACGTCAGATGAGGACGTGCAAGACCCATCCATGCGCAATGTTGCCGTGACTGAAGCCTATATGCGCATTGACGTTGACGGCACTGGCGTACCTATCCTGCACAAAATCACATGCGGTGGCACGGCATACGAAATGCTGGA